ATGAATCCGTAACAGATAATACCCATTGGGATAAGACCAAACATTGGCAAATGCTTGGCCCAGTCGATGCACAGCAATGGCAATGGCTTAAATCAGGCTATATTTCAACAGGCCCAAGGGTTCGTTGGCGTATTCTTGGCAATGAGTTCCAAATTTGGCCTCCTTACAATACCCTAGAATACTTAGGCTTTGAGTACCGTTCTAAAGGCTGGGTCAGAAGCGCAACAAACGAAGTAAAAAACAGCTTTACGAATGATGACGATACAAGCGTATTAGATGACACCATTATTGTTTTGCTTACAAAACTTAAATACTTCCAAATTAAGTCATTTGACACTACAGCATTAAGTGCAGATTATCAGCGTTATTTAAGCATTGCCAAGGCTAATGATAAGGGTTCTGCTACCTTGTCATTCGCTCCGCAGCCTAGCGCAGTCTTAATTGGCTGGGCAAATATCCCTGATACCGGTTACGGTAGTTAATCATGGCAGTACAAGCTAGAGCCGCCTTAACTGCATCAATGCCATCGCCTATTGGCGGTTGGAACGCTAGGGATTCTGTTGCACAAATGCCCCCTGTTGATGCGGTCAGCTTAACCAATTTATACCCTACCCCTACTGATGTTCAGTTAAGAAAAGGCTATTCTAAGAAATCAATTGGTATTACGGGCAAAGTTAATACATTAATGAACTATGCTGGCGCAAATACCCAAAAGCTGTTTGCTGCCGCTGGTACAGCTATTTATAACTGCGATACAACTACCGCTACCAATGTTTTTACAGTTGCTAATGACAAGTTCCAGTATGTCAACATAACCAACGCTGGCGGCAATTTCTTAGTGGCTTGTAACGGTACAGACCCCACCTTAATCTATAACGGCACTAATTGGATTAAGATGGCAACCACTACAACAGCTTCTGCAATTACTTCTATTACCCGTAGTGGTACGCTTGCCACGATGACCACTAGCACCCCTCATGGGTTAGCGACAGGCAATCAGATAACCATTACTGGCAATCTTCCTACGGCTTTTAACGGCACTTATATTGTTACAGTAACGGGCGCAAGTACCCTTACCTATGTAATGGCTACTACTCCTGCTACTGATGCTCTCACTATTGGTAGTTATATAGTTGGCTTTGGCATAACTGGCGTAAATTCCAATACATTCGTTAATGTAAACCTATTTAAAAACCGCCTGTATTTCACAGAAAAAAACACCTTAAAAGTATGGTTTTTACCTGTAAATGCCTTGGGCGGTGCAGCATCTCCATTGGATTTTGGTGGTATTGCTCGTAACGGTGGCTTCCTTCAGGCTATGGCTACATGGACTATTGATGCCGGAGAGGGTGTAGACGATTACGCAGTTTTTGTCACCAATATGGGTGAAGCTATTGTCTATAACGGTACAGACCCAGCAAATGCTGACACATGGGCGTTAAAAGGCGTATGGCAATTAGGCTTTATATACAGCAGAAGATGCTTTTATAAGTGGGGTGGCGATGTGTTATTGCTTACCCAAGATGGTTTAGTTCCATTAGCTTCTGCCCTGCAATCTAGCCGTTTAGACCCTAGAATTAACCTAACTGACAAGATTTTCTTTGCAATTTCTCAAGCGGCAGACGCTTATTCCAATGAATTTGGCTGGCAGGTCATTTACTATGCCAAGCCCAATATGCTCATTATTAACATTCCTGACACTTCAGGCAGTCAGCAATATGTAATGCACACAATCAGCAAGGCTTGGTGCAACTTTACAGGCATCAATACAACCTGTTTTGAGCTACATAACGATGATATTTACTTTGGCGGTACAGGCTTTGTGGGTAAGTTTTTTGATACTTTTGCCGATGATGGCGCACAAATATCGGCTACCTGCCAACAGGCGTATAGCTATTTTGAGAACCCAGGTCAACAAAAGCGTTTTACTATGGTTCGCCCCACATTTTTAGTGGATGTCGGCTCACCTGGTATTTATGCTGGTATTAATACTGACTTCCAAACCCAAAATAACCTTGGAAAAGTCACTTTTGTAAACACCCCAACTACTACAGCGGTTTGGGATGCAGCCACATGGGATGACGATGTATTTGCCGGAAACCTAGTAATTTCTCGCCAATGGCAGGGGGTTACAGGGCTAGGCTATGCTGGCGGTATTAACTTAAACATGGTTTCTGCTGGAATTGATGTGCATTGGGTATCTACAGACTATGTTATGGAAAGAGGTTCTGTAATTTAATGCGGAAAGTTGTAACTGACGATCAAGAATTTCTCAGATTATGGATTTCTAAAGCTTTAGGCGGTGATGCTCCAAAAGATATGCAGTTAATTGGGCAAGAAATAGATGGTGAAATAAAGGCAGTAGCAGGGTATTCGGCTTTTGAAGGGAAAGCGTGTAATTTTAGTCTTGCAGGAGATGGCGGTAACTGGATGAATAAAGACTTTTTATGGGCTATGTTTGATTACCCATTTAATAAGTTAAATTTAAAGGTTATAATAGCCACAATTGCAGGGAGCAATTATAAATCCCTAAAATTAAGCCGAAACCTTGGTTTTAAACAAATAGCCAATATTGCTGATGCTCACCAAGACGGTGATTTAGTAATAATGATTATGAGGCGTGAAAATTGCAAATGGTTGCATATTGACGCTAAGTTAAAAAAGGATTTAGGAGCTTAATTATGAGTGGATTAATAAAAGGGGTTGAAAATATATTTACTGGTGGCCCAAAAGCCCCAGCAGTCCCTGATTATACTGGCGCAGCACAAGCTACCGCAGCAGGAAATTTAGCCGCTGCACAAGCCGCTGCCGCTGCAAATCGTGTAAACCAAGTAACTCCTTATGGCAACTTAAATTACACACAAACTAAAGACGCAGAAGGCAACCCTGTATGGACTGCTACTACATCTCTTAATCAAACTGGTCAACAACTTTTAAACAATCAAAATCAAGCAGCGTTAGGTTTAGGTGAAACCACAAATGCTGCGTTGCGAGATGTGCAAAACACAATGGGTAAGCCATTTAACCCTAATTTGCCAGCATTGCAATCTAACTTAGCAACACCTACTTACAACCAAGTAGGTCAAGGCCCACAATTTAGTCAAATGGGTAGCAATCCTCAGTTACAAACAGGCTTAGATTTTCAAGGCATGGAAGGCTGGGATAAAGCTACTTCATTAATTAATCAGCGTTTACAGCCACAGATTCAACAAAGTGAAGAACGATTACAAGCCCAACTAGCCAATCAAGGTATTGCACCTGGTACAGAAGCTTATAACCGTGCTATGGCGCAACAAAGTCAAAAAACCAATGATTTGCTTACACAAGCTCAATTAGCAGGTCAAAATGTTCAGCAAAATATGTTTGGTCAAGCCTTAAATGCTGGTCAATTTGGTAATCAAGCTAGGAACCAAATGAACGCCAATCAATTGGCTAACCTTGGTTTTAACAATGCTACAAATCAACAAGGGTTTGCAAATCAATTAGCTGGCACACAAGCAAACAATGTTGCATTAGCACAAGGGTTTGCTAACCAAGCTGCAAATGCTGGAATTACTAATGCTGCTAATCAGCAAGCGTTTAACCAGCAAATGACGCAATACAATATGCCGCTTAATACTTTAAGTGCATTGCGTTCAGGCTCACAAGTTCAAAATCCATCATTTGTTAATGTACCGCAACAAGCTACGACAAGCGGTGCTGATATATTGGGTTCTACTCAAATGGGTTTTAACGCTAATATGGGTAACTTTAATGCCGCAGCAGCAAAACAAGCTGGATTTGAAAGCGGATTATTTAATCTTGGTGGTGCTGCACTTATGTCAGATATTCGCACTAAAGAAAACATCAAACAAATTCATTGGTTGCCTAATGGTTTACCCGTATATGAATACGAATATAAGTCTGAATGGAAAGATGAAGCAGGTCATGGCAAGTTTATTGGCGTTATGGCACAAGATGTTATTAAGGTTCAACCAAACGCTATTATTCATAGAAATGATGGTTATATGATGGTTAATTATGGAGCGTTAAATGAACAATAATTATTTCAGCCAAGTTGCTCCATATATGCAACCAATGAGTCCGCAAGAACAGCAAGGTTTAATGCCTGTTTTTCAAAACATTGGGTCGCAGCAAGCAAACCAAAATGCGGCAATGCAACAAGGCCAAGCATTAACCCAAGCCGCTAGTCAAATTGGTAAAGAAAGCGGTGGAAATAATCAAATGGCTTTGGCAGCAATGTTGCGTAAAAAACCCGACCAAGCAGGTATAAATGCTCAAGATGCACAAATGGGTGGATTAGCTTCATATAATCCAATTAGTCAATATCAAGTTTCTAATCAATACGGAACAGATATGTATTCGCCACAAAGCAGGATGCTTGCAGCACAAGAAAGAGGGTTTTGATTATGGTTATTAATCCTAGTGGAACTTTACCCCCCGAATTGTACGAACAGCAACAACAATTAAACCGCCAGCAGCAAATGGCGCAAATGTTGATGCAACAGGGTCAACAACAGCCACAAGGTCAAATGATTAGTGGTCGTTATGTTGCTCCAAGCATATTGCAAAATATAGCCCCGTTAGTGCAATCGTATGTTGGTTCACGCATGGCTGAAAAAGGCGATAAACAGGCATTAGAATTGGCTGCTAAATTGCGTCAACGTTATGGTGAAGAATTAGAACAATTCCGTAAAATTCAACAGGGTACACCTGCAATTGCTGGAACTCCTGACGTACCTACTGAAACTTATGAAACAGTTAAGGGAACTCCTGCTCAAGCAGGTGTAGCACCAAATCCACAAGGTGCTTATGACTTTGCTGCTGGCGCATATAACCCTGCGCTGCAAGCTGCTGGATTGAGAAAACTTACAGAAGGGCCAATTAAAGTTGGTGATTCATTGCTTGATCCAATAAATTATAAGCCAATTTATCAAGGTGAGAAAAAGCCTGTTGTGGTAAGCCCAGGCGGTGCTTTAGTAGATGAAAAAGGCAGACTTATTTATCAAGCCCCATTTAAACCCGAAGCTGGTGAAGGCGGTCAAGATGGTGGTTATACCAAAAAAGGCGACTGGATTACGCCTAATAAAATATTTATTGGCAAATCTGAAGTTTCAAAAGACCGAGAAATTGCTTTTACAGCAGATCAAGTTCGACAAGGGTTAAAAGAAATTTCACCTGAAGATGTAAAAAAATCATCTTCTATTTTTGGAAATGTAACTGGTTCAGGCCCAATTAACTATTTGGCACAACAACTTGGTAATGAAGCGGTTGCCGCACAAACCAAAATTAACGCATCTTCTGTAATGCAAATTCTTAACAATTTGCCTCCTGGCCCTGCTTCTGACAAAGATATTGAAAATGCTAAGAGTACATTCCCTGGCTATGGAAATGAAAAAGCCTTAAACGAATGGATTAAAAACACTAGAAATAGTTTAGATAGAAAAGTTAATTCATTAAATCAAAAATACGGTAGTGAAAGCTGGTACGGAAACACTAATTTAAATGCATTAAGCGCAGATGATCAAGCTGCTTTAAATTGGGCAAGTTCAAATCCAAATGATCCACGATCTGCGGCAATAAGACAGCGTTTAGGGAGATAATATGGCGTTTGATCCTGATCGTTACCTAGCACAAAAAACACCTAGCCAACAGCCTTCAAAAGATTTTGATCCTGATGCGTATTTAGGTGTAAGTCGTGGTGGCAACATCATTAATACTAATGTGCCTACATTAGCTGTAGAAGAAAACCCAGTATGGACTTCTACAGGTGGCGGTGCTGCTATGGGCAGACCACGCATGGTAAACCGCACCAATGTACAGGCACAACCAAGACCTTTAGAATCAGCATTGGCTGGTGTTACCAAATCTGCTATTGATCCACTTGTTGCAGTTGCACAATTAGCAACTGGTGGAAATTTAGGTACAAGTCAATTAGCCCAAAACCTTGATAAACAAGCAGATGTTTACTACAACGCTAATCCAATTTCTTATGGTACTGGTCGTGTAGCTGGTGCAGTTGCACCTGCCGCAGCAATTACTAGGGGCGCAGGAATGATTCCTAGTTTTGCCAGGGCTAACCCAATTTTGCAAGGATCAGCTATTGGCGCAACATCGGGTTTAATTAC